TCTGATACTGTGAGTTTGTCAATTCCTGCCCAAAGTGTGTGTTGTCTGTTATGGTATGAATTTTTGTTCTGATCTTGTTGGCCATGTCTTCGAGTTCTTCCTTGGCGAGTCCCTCAAGATTTAGTGTTTGTCCAAACCTTGTTTCAAATTCTTTGACCAAACTCTCAGTTGTGACAGGTTTTGTAAATTCTTGGCTGTGCATATGCTTTTATTTATTTGAGTTGGTTCTGAACACCGTGTCAAATTCGTCCTGTATTCTGTGCTTTAAGTAGTCAGCAAGGCGGTTTGTCTCTATAATTTTGTTCTCATACACAAAAATCTGGTGTTCGTTGTTTTCTTTCTCGGCCATTCGTAAAAGCCTTTTGAAATTCTTTATTTCAAAAATCTTGCTATTGAAATGTTCGTCGGCTTTAAGAATGTGCTGTGGCACATTTTTGCCATCCGCCAAGTAGTGTGCTATCATGATGGCGGTCTGTTTGAGGCTTATTCCCTGATAAAGAATCTGGGCATTTACCATGTCTGCGATCACGTACTCGTATCTAGAATCATAACTTTTCTTTGGCACTATGGCTATGTTGCCGATCAAGATTCCTTTAGAGAATTGTTTTGGTAAATGTTTGAAAGGTCTTTTCTGCTCGTCTTTTTTCGCTAGATTCTCAAGTTTGGCCTTGAGATTATATGCCTTGATCTGATTAAGTATTTCTTTTGTTTTTTCCATTTTCAAACTTTACATACCTATTTAAATTATATAAGGTGTCGTGGTCAAGTTTTTTCCTTACCAATATTCCTTTGTCTGAAAGTATCTTTGCCGTTTCAATGTCATTTATCTCAAACTTAGACTGCAACATAGGCCACAGTCCTTGGTGCCTGGCCAGGAAGTCTATTTGTTTTTCATTCACATAGATTCGTGCGTGACGAGAAATTTTAGCAAACATAAAGTTTTTTTGTTGGATTACATTTTCATTAGAATCACTACTATCGTGGACAGCAAACCTGCTACCACTGTTCCTGCTGTCATGATAAGAGTTTTACCAGTGCTCTTGTGATTAACCATTAGATCGTTGTTCATTCTGTTAAGAGTTGTTTCGATCGCAGACAGCCTGTCGTGTAAGCCCTTGTACCTTTCGGCACATAGGTCCACGTGTGCTTCTAAATTTTGTTTTTCTAGTTCTGTAGTGCTCATAATTTACTTTCGGTCAATTCTTACTGGGAATTAGTTGATGCCTTTATGAGCCTGAGTTTTGCCTTGATTGACATTATTATTTATTTTGTACGCCTAGATAGTTAAAGACTGTGTTTTTGAATCTTGTGTCAGTTGTCAAAAATGCCGCACTGGGAAAGGTGGCCGTTTCTTTACAGAAGTTGATTATGGGCACATTATCAAAATCATTGTCTAGTTGCCCAACTTCGTTGGTGCCATCTCTGTACACATCCTGTTGTTCTGTGTGCCAAACAAAGGTCCAAACATTGTGTTTTCCATCATAATGGTTTCCAAACGTATTCTCCTGTGTCAAAATTTTTTCTTGTTTGATCACAGTGTCTTCCCAGGTTATGTTACCTCTAATCTGAAGCAACTGCATCAGTGTTGTAAAATTGTTGTTTTGATTTTTTGCTATTTCGAGACTGTGAGCATCGTGTACAAGATCTCCGGATTTGGTCTTGAAGGGGAAGGCTTTCTTTAGATTTCCGTTTTCAGTGATATCCACAAGAGTTTGTATAGCAAACGAATACATCAGTCCTGGCCTTTAACTTTGTCCCAGTACTGTAGATCGGGCTCGAGATAGTCATCCAGTTTCTTTTGCCAGTCTGGATTTCTGCGTAGCCATTGTTCCAACTGCTGTTGGCCTACTTTTTCTAGTTTCCTAATGTCTTCTCTTCTGTGTCTGATGTGTTTCTACTACGGTATGTTGCCAAAAGCCAGTAACCTATGTTTCCTGGCAAAGTTCACTATTCGATCATTCAATCCATCATCCACTTTGATTAGATGTTGCGGCTTGATCTGTTGCATTATGTCGTGTATTCTGAAAGTTCCTCTATGGAAATGAGGCCACTGTTGCATTATCTGTTCATTTTCCCACCACGAGTACCAAGGCAAAAGATACATGAAATCTCTTATGCCCGACCACCATCTCTCGTAGGGCTCTCTGACCGTTGTGAAAATTTCCGATTGATCGTTGTGCTTTTCGAAAGGTGGTTGTTGCAGAATCAGAGAATCGGTCTCATAATCTCTTTTCAACCATCTCTTGATGTTTCTGCCGGCCGACATATCGTGGTCCAGATATCTCATCCTTTTCAGTTCACCCCAATCCTCGGGTAGTTTTTCTGGCAGAGCCCAGAGTATGGGTGTCTTGTCTCTCAGTTTGGAATCGGCACTGAGTATGATTTTTATTCCTTCTTCTAAAAATGTTGGCATAAGAATATTTAATCACTAAAAAAGGGCGAACCTAAAAAATAGATCCGCCCTTTTGGTAATCCAGTCTGTTGACTAGTGGTTATGCTTACGCATCACCCCTTTGGTCAAACATTCCGTAGATAGCATCATCACCTGATGAGCCTACGCCCTCTGGTAATAATGTTCTGATTTTAACGTGAACGTTACCTGCTGAGTCACCGATGCTTAGACTTGCTAAGATGTCAGTCTCAAGGTCCGCTTCAGCGTCAGCGATCACAGTTGTGTCAACATCCATGTTGATGTCGCCTGCTGAGTCCGCCGCATTGAACTGACCTGGTGTGCCTTCAACAACGAATTGATAAGAGTCGATCGAGTCATCTGCATCGATGGCCGCCGCCTCTGCCGCGTCGTTATCAGTAGCCTTAGCGGCAGTTCTGTATGAAGCCGCTAACAATGTACCGTTCTTGTTTACTACTTTTGCTGTCTTGTCGAATGCTGAATTCAACGATTCTAAAGAAGTCGCTGAAGCCGTGATAGCATCATCGAAGATAACTTCAACGAAAGTTAAACCCTTGCCGTTGAAAGCCTGTCTTCTGACAAGATCAGTTGATCTGTTTTGTGTAATTGGCATTGTAAATCTCCTTAAAATTTAAAATTACATTTCTAAGTCGTTTACAACTGCTGTCGTTCCACCATCGTTCAAGTTGATTGAGTCAACTGTTCCTAACGCCTTGATAGCCGCTAAAAGAGTTGATGCAGATCCACCTTCTGTCTGAGTAGTCAATGTAAATGAACCACCTGCTGATGCTGGTGCTCCCACGAACATATCAGTACCTTCAACGATGTATGTTTTTGATGCATTTGTATCGAACAAAGGACCAGCACCTACGATGTTACCGTATTGTCTGATCGTGTTTTCGATTGCGTTTAACGTCTCACCTTTTGCCAAGTGGTTCGCTAATTCTTCGCCAGCGTCAACTGTTAAGAACTCAAGGTCTTTGCCTAGTAATTCACCATTTGCCGCAACGAAAGTTGTGTTGTTTTCTGAAATTGCCATTTTTAATCCTCCTTTTTTCTCTGATTTAAATGACTGTGACGCCGCTCAGGCATCACGTTAAATTTATTTATGGTAATTAATGGTAAATTCTGCTGTATTATATTGATTTTACCCAAACTTCATCACTTTTAGTGCGTGTTTGCTGTTTATAGCCTAGACTTTTCAACATACTGTCAACACGCCTACACACTCTGGGTCTTTTCAATCTTTTCATTTCGATATTGATGACAGGAGCGTTTCTCTGTATAGTTTCCATGGCTCCCTCGATCACATTGTCCTCGAATCCGTCAACATCGACTTTGATGAAATCGATCTGATCCAGTCCAAAACTGTCCAATGTGAGACACAAAATTTCTCCTGGCTTGTTTTTTAGCACCTGGTCTGTTTTATTTTCAAAACAGGCGCTGTGTTCCTTGTTGCTTAGGCCCACTTGGTGTAGTTCTAAACTGTCGCTCGTTTCTATGTTTCTTTTGAAGCATTCCACGAACAGAGGATTAGGCTCAAAACTGTAGACCTTGGCAAAATCTTTCAAAAGAAATCTAGTCCACATACCCACATTGGCTCCTATGTCGATACAACTTCTCCAATTTTTTACATAACCATAGGCAATTTTTCTGAGATCACCTTGACCATCACCACAATCTTTGATAAATTTTGGTTCATTGAATCCGGAATAAGCGACCCAGAAATCTCTTTCTGTTGTGTCCATTATGAATTGTCTAGTTTGAGTTCTGTTTGTGAAACCAAAGACAAAGAAACAGATTTGTTGTTCTCTCCAACAGAATCTCCCAATGCTCTAATTGATTGTTGCAGTGAGGCCGCGGTCCAGCCGGATCTCTCCATGGTGACATCTATTCTGCCAGTTGCGGCATTGTCTATCCTTTGATACAGTATGGTGCCTCTTTGTAGTATGGTTCTAATTATATTATGCACTGTCTCGTTGTAGTCCAGTTCCGTTCTAAGGTCTAAGACACTGGAGTCTGACTGCACAACAGTGATGTGGAAAAATTGTACATCTGCTCCGGCGAAGTTGTCTGTGCTACCAATGGCATCTGTGACTTTGAAATTTTTTGGTTCTATGGGCATAACGATATTTATTTTTTAGAATTTTTTGCTCTTTCGGCTATACTTTTCAGGAGTCGAACAAATGTAAATCCACCTTTTGCTATGTCGTCGACCATCTGCATGATAGGCGCATAAGAACTGGCAAGGTGTCCTGCGATTCCTTTGCCTTGTTTGGCCATGTCATATGCCATCTTGGCTCGTCTTATGTTGCTGGGTCCAACCAGTATCCTATATGCCGTCAGTTCTTCTGGCGTCATTGGAACATCTTTGGTGTTACGTTCTGCGTCTATGACATTGTCTAGTTCCAGTTTTTGTTTGTTACTGAATTCTTCTGCTTTCTTGGCAAGGTCTGTGCCTGGTAACTTTGCCCTTAGGGCCTGTAGTAATCTTGTGACTGTGACTTTTTTCCTGTTAGCATCTAGATTTCGATAGTCACTGATTGCTCTCCTTAGGTTCCTGTAATCTGCGTTCTTTATCGCCAAAGCGTTTTCTAAATTGGTAAGGAATTGATAGTCATCTGCGAACTTTCTGAGGTATCTTTTCACCGCCAGTGTAGGCAATGACGACCTCTGCCTCAGAGCGTTGGCCTGGTTTTTATTTGCGAGTTTGTTGATAATGTTCTTGTCGCCATCGACCACCGCCAACATATTGTGAAGATCGTTGGCCGTTGTCCTTACCCGATCAAATGTGCCATAGGTGAGAGTTTCATTACCATATTTCTTGACCCACCCTGCCGTTTGTTCAAAATTCTTAAGAAGGCTCAATGTAAGAAAACTTAGGTAAATTCTTTCCTGAATTTCCTGGAATGTGAATCTCTGCAGGTCAGCATTTCTCCTTACCACTCTGGCTTCAGATACATACTGTAAAAAGGGTGTTTTCATATTCGTATTTATAGTATGACAAAACGTAATTTAATATTGACCGATCTGATGAAAACGGGCAATCATTTGGCTATCGAAAAGTTCTTTAGTCATAACTCTTTGCCAGAGAAATTTGACTATGTTTCAGATTTCTATACATTGGATGGAATGGATCTCACAAACTATGATCGCAAATTTGCCATTATAGATCATAGAATGGATAATCACGCACTCTGGCACAGCAATACATATTGGCAAGATCTACAATCCAGATTAACATATCTCAAAGAAAAGAACTTTGTTTTCATATTAGCATATCCATGGGAGACACATTCTAATATGTCTTGGTACAAGCAATATGACAGATATCTAGAAGATGTCAAAACTATAAAATGGTCAGGTATGGACAATTGGTTCTGGGTCATGATGTACGATCGATACATTGGACACACTTTCAAGTTTGATCATAAAATTAAAAAATTTGATTTTTTTTACCTGAACAAGGTAGAAAGAGAACATAGGAAAAAACTCTTTGATCTTTTTGTGGAAAAGAATTTGCTAGACAACAGTCTGTTTAGTTTTATCAACAGAGATATAAGACTCAAACCCGAATATGAATTGCCATGGGTGGATGCTAAAAATTATCCACTATATGGTCATGACAGAGATATTTTTGAACCACCGTACAATCATACAGCAATCAATATTGTAAGCGAATCCACAGTTGAGGGTAAAGTTTTCATTACTGAAAAAATCTGGAAACCGATACTGGCACAACAAATATTTGTGGTTCATGCATGGCCTGGTTATCTCGAGCATCTTAAAACTTTGGGTTTCAAAACTTACGGAAATTATTTTGATGAATCCTATGATGAATGTAAAGACCAAAAAGAACGTGTGAGAAAGATAGTAAAACTTTGCCAGCATCTAAAAACAATTGACTACAACACGCTGTATCAAAACACCCAAGAGGTGAGAGAACACAATGCCAAACATTTCTTTAGTACGGAACATCTGTCACGTAGCGTCAATAAAACAATATTAAACTTTTTGGAATTTTTTGATAGCAGTGAGATTTTTTCTGCTGAATCCTAAACGGTCTACTAATTTAACGGCACCACCATCTGTACCAACAGCAACGAAACCTTCTGGATCTGTAACTTCTAATCCGTTGTCAGTCTGAGCAAATGTTCCCACCTGCATGGCCTGATTCATTTTTTTAAGTGCCTTTTGTTTCATTGCCTGTGTCTGTTTGTAGAAAGCCAACATGGCCTGTAATGGTTTACGTATTGTGGCCATGAATTTTGGCATATCTTTCATTTTTTGTTGTCTCAATGCGATTGCCTTTGGTGCCTTTAGTCCCGCGGCCTGTTGCTTCATCCTCTGCAGGTAAAATTGCTGGAAGCCTCTTAAGAATTCATTTGCGTTAGTTGGAAGTCGTCCTTGTTTGACTTCAGAGTTGATGAACATCTGAAACATTGGAATAAAATCTTTGTTTGACACCAGCATTGCCGATAGGTTCTGTGGAACTCTAGTCAATAACTTTTCCAGAACTCCTATGCCATTTAGAAAGTCTTGTGATTCATCCGCAGTGAAAGTTGCTGATCCAGAAACATTTTTGTAAGAAGCATTATCAAACCAAACATCGGGAGACTTGTTGAAACTGTTTACATCAACACCTGCCTTGGCGTCCATTTCAGAAAGTGTCTCACCGGTATAGGTCGTGTGGAATATTATTCCGACCTTAGCGTTTTTTATCTGTTCACCTATTTCTGATGATTCAGGCACGGCGTAAACTATTTCGTTTGGTTTAAAGGTCACAAATTGTTTGCCATTTATCTTTTGGCCGACTAGGTCATTGTCCGTGAACATCATATCGCCCTGAACAACGCCCTGGATATTTAATTTGGGTAGGTGGACAAGACATTTCAGTAATTTTTGTCCTAGGTCTTCGGTTCCGTGATTTTTGGCAATGTCTTGTTTGGTGTAATTTATTTTTGGATTTTGGGCAAAAACACTTTTGGTACCAACAAAAAATTTTCCGTTGTCTGGATTGGTTCCACAAACAACGGCGGGGGCACCGTCCCATTTTACCGATACCTGTACAGCATTGGCACCATCACCTTTCAACATAGAATAAAGGTCTTTGAAATAGCCAACAACTGCCTGTCCTCCTTGGTAACCATTTGTCAGTATGATGTCCTCGACGTGTTCTAGATGTGTTCTTTTAAATTCTTTGAGTATTTCCTCGACAAGCATTAATCTTCCTCGTCTCGGAGTTCGCCTTCCTTGATAGATAGAGATTTTTTGACTTCCTTTAGTTCTTTTATCTTGCTCACTCCTTTGGTAAATTTGTTGCCATCTAGATTTTTGATTGCTGAATTAAATTTTTTTTCGAGAATATATGCGGTCTCTGGATCAAAATTTTCTCTTATGTAATGCACAAGATTAATGGCCGAGTCTATAATGTGTGATGCTCGACTCTCAACAAAATTTTCGGGTTCTTTGTTGAATCTTACACTGGCTAGTTCTTCTAAAATACTTTTGGTTTCTTTGTGCATAATTCTATTTAAGTAATAATAACATAAAATTTATTTTTGTCTAGATATTTACTTTGATCGGGTACCAAGAATATCAAGTAAGATTACTGAAAAAACCGCAATTAAAAGCGATTATACCTTCTTGTACACAAAATATTTACGTTGATTGGTATCATCTCTGATGTCCAAAACTTTGAAGTTTAAATTTTCAGCAAGTTCTATTATGAACGGCACGTTCCAGGCAAAAAAATCCACCCATTCGGATTCTTTCTTGTCGTGAGGTAATCCAGGATTGACTCTGAAAAACATAAAGCCATCGTCCTCGAGTATGTTGGCACACTTGGCCACCTCGCTAACGATCTTGTCTCGTGATCCAAAATTCACGGATCCCAGAC